CATATTCTTTGCAAGAACAGATAATGTAAAGTTTAGATTATAAGGTGCAGGTGCATATTGAAATCCTCTTTTTGTGACATCAGACTCGTATTGATTCTTGATTGATCTGATTAATTTATTTTGTTGTCTCTGTGAATCGTATTCAAAACCTGTAAGTTCAAATGCCATACGAGGCAATGTAATCGCACTTCTGTTTCTATCTGATAAATTTGGTTCTTCTGCAAGTCTATCTAAAAACTTTTGTTTAGGACCATAAGATATAGGAACTCTAAATTGAGACAATACAGTGCCGTCAGATTTTACTTTCTTTACATCTACATTATTAAATAATGTGCCAAAAACTGATACACATCTTTTAATTGTTTCGTTATAAAAATAGGTACCAAACATTATGGTTCTCCGAATGGGTTCACTTCACTCAGATCAAGATAATTTGAATCTTGGTCTTCAAAGTCTTTGTTTTGTGCAGATGCATCATTACTGAATACCATTCTATCATCTATAGATGTTATAGTAAACTGTGCTGTTGATGTTGCACCTACTAATACATCGTTAACTGCGAGTGTTGTTGTGACATCTTTAACTGTTAGTTTACTTGTGATATTATTCCAAGTCACAACTTCACCGACAACTGTGCCACCTTTTGTTATGTTCTCATTTACTACATAATTTTGACCATTGCCACTTCCCATTGACATAACAGTTGTATATGCTTGTTCGTCTTCGATAAGATCGATATCACCGATACCTGTATCAAAGTCTTCTTGACTATATTCAAACAATTCACATTTAAGTTTAAATACAAATAGTTTACCAACTTGATAGAATGGGTCTTCGTGTTCTACGAATTTGATTTCGAACATAGAACCTGATAAAGGAAAATAAATTAAATCTCCTTCGTTTGGTCTAAATGATGTTGCAAGATTTTCATCTAAAGATACAAATCTTTCCCATGTTCTTAGAGATATAATAAAGGTTGCTTGGTCTCTGATTTGAAGACCAAACTTAGACATGAGATCACCCTCGCCTTCAAAACCGTCTGTATTCTCAATATACATCTCGACTTGATATGAATCGCCAAATTTAGATTGCACATCTTCATTTAAGATTGAATCTTCTTCGATTATTTCTCTTGGCAGATAAAAGACATTATGCCCATACATGCGTAGGGCTTCAACAACTAAATCTTCGTATAGGTGTTGTTCTGTCTGGACTGCATGATTAAAAAATACATTTGTTGGCATATCATTATCCTATCATGTCCATAGGCAACATGTCATGATTTAGTCTCGCTTCCTCTTCTAGTCTTGTTATTTCTTCTTGTGCTTCTGTTTTTAATTGTTGACCATCTAGTGTCACACCGCCAGGCAATGCAATACCTTGAAACTTAGATAGATTTTCCCCCCATTGATACTTAACTTTTGCAGTAGCATATTTCTTTAACCACATGTCGTTGTAAATATCTGTGAAATCATTAGGGTCTAATTTTCTATAACACTCTATAATTATAAACTCATTGTTGTTTATACTATCTACATCCATGTCTAAGTATAATCTATTTTGATGTTGATTGAATCTGATAGGTTGTCGACCTACTAATATGTTATCTAATAGTCGAATATGTTGTTGTACCATCTCGTAATATAATACATTTGTTGCAGTTAAATCATATAAGTCATTAAGTCTTAACTGATATCGTAAGTCAAACATATTGAGATTGTGTTTATCGTTGAACGGAAAAATGTTCATAACTGCTAAAACAAAATCAGGTAATACTACATAGTTTTTCTGATGTTGAAACTGTTCATCTGTGTAATCATGATTACCAGCGGCTGACTCTGTAAAAGTTTCATCAGATTTCATACCTGTAATTTTTGAATCAGTGATTTTGTGTTTGAGATACATCTTGATAGAACCCTCGTAATGGTACTGATGAAAGTATTGTAGCGCTTCATCTATTCTATCATCCATCTGGTCGTCATCGACATTGATTTCAAGAACAGGAGCACCGAGAGCTCTCTTGATATATTCTTTAAATGTTGCTTTGCTATTTGGTGATGCCATAGTAATATTCCTGTCTAATATTACTATTTATGTGAAATTTATTCTTGAAAAAAAGTTCTTTGTTGAAGTCTGTCTATTTTTTCATCTATTTTGTCAATAGAGTCCATAAGTCTTTCGAAAGTAGCTTCCATACTTTCTCGTGTGACATAATCTTTGGCAATCTCTTCTCTAGTCTTGTTAATAAGAATGTCTAATCTTTTTTGTTCACCTAGTATTGAACGAACAAGAAAACCTAACGGCAATACAAAGATTGTTAGTATGATATTCCAAAGAACTTCGGGATTTACTGTAATGTCCATACAACTATTTAGTAAATCATGTCGCCGTTTTCGTCTATCTCAAAGTCTAAATCAGGATTTTTCATTTTTTCTCTAGGGACTCCGCCAGATACATCTAGATTAAAAGATATACTATAACGATCTTTTTGAGTTAAATTGGGTTCGACCATATGCATAAGACCACTAGGAAAAAGATAAAGGTCACCTGTTTTTGGTTCGACTGGCATTGATTCCCATATTCTTTGTTGAGATGCAGGAAAGTTTGAAACTATTTTATGGTCAGTATCTATTGCTCTAAAATCACCCTCATCACCATCTGCATGAATAAAAAATACACCTGAGTAAAAACATCCATTATGTAAGTGTGGAGCGTTCCAGGCGCCTGGATAGTTAATATTTGCCCATGAGTTATGCATTTCTATTGTTGCAGTATTTTTCTCTATACCAAGAAAAGGAAGAAGTTCATCTCTAAATTCTCTTCTTATCTGTCTTATTGCACGAATGAAAACAGGATTAGTATCAACACCATCAATAGATTGCCAACCGTTTCTATTCGATACATTTCTGCCTGTAGGATTTCTTTTTCTCATCGCATCTATTTCGTTTTTTAATGCGACCATATATTTTGGTGTAATCTCTGAGTTCTGATCTTTACTTAGATATTGTTTAATAAGAACATATGTAGGAAATAATAGTCTAATCATTTTTTTCACCTTTATGAAAAGGACATTCTGGTGGTGGTTCGTCTTCTTTATAAAACTGACCTTTCTCTTGCCAATATCCTTCAAGACGATAAGGACCCATTTTGCCGTCTTCTTTCATCTCATCATATTTAGTTCTGCCAAATTCATCCATAGTTGGCATCTCATCGTGTGCTGTATGTTTACTTCTGTTATCGTGCCATACTTTAGCATCTTTCAATTGATATGTTGCAACCCATTGTTCCCTTTTGAAAGGTATTATTTGAACTAATGGTGTGCCTGCTGGTATTGTAAATGAGTGTTCTACTTTAGGGTAAAATATTATTTGTGAGTTATCGTAATTAGTATTAAATGTATCTGTGTCTATTATACCATGCCATGTAGAAAAGAATTTGTTTTGATGTAAAAATGGGTCTAGATAGAAGCATGAATATCCTGGTGGTGTTTTGATATTCCATGCACTTCTCATTTTAAAAGCATCTCTCACTGGATTATCACCACCTAGATATTCAAATGCATTGTCTACTTGTTCTGATGGATGTGACGGTGAATTATAATTACCTTTTTTTGTATCTCCTGATATGTAGTTAGTGCTATTAGATGCATCTCTATCAGCACCAACTAAAACTCTCATGTCTCTATTACTAACAATATACCAACCTGATTTTGTCCAATCATGCATTGCTGGACAAGCACGAATTGTTTGAACAAATTTTCCTCTGATAGCCTGATTGACTTTCATTTTTTTCCACCAATCAGGCAATAAATTCTTTGCAAGAACTGGTTTAAAGTCTCTTAAACTATCTTCGTTAAAAGTTGTAAAGTCTATCGTTGGCATTATAAAATTCTTCTTTATCTACGAGTTCGACCTCGTCACCCCTTAATACTATTGATCTTCTATCGGCATATCTTGCTCTTTCATTTGGTGCATCTGCACCGTGTGGTATTCTTCCGTCAAACATTAACAATCTATTAGGCACAAAATCTACTTCACCTATCTGATGATTTTTTATATGTTCATCTCTGCCATCAAGGCCTTGTTGCGGTTCGTCATAAAATCTTAATGTGCCACCCCAATTAGGATTCCAAAATGTATTATAATAATACAGAAAAGATAAATTATAATCATCTTTTTCATGACAATCACTATGTGTTGTGCCATGTTGACCATGAGTTTGAGAGTTAGTTCCCATATATTGAAATCGAACCCACTTAAAACCAAAGTCAGTCATAATTTTTCTATTCAACCATTTTGGAAGATATGTATATTGTAAAGGTGTATCTGATATCATTTTACCATCTTTATCACCTCTAAAAAAACTTGTTCCCCAAAACTGGTGATGAGGTAACCCTGTCACGCTTTCACCTCTCACTGAATTTGTTTTTGACCAAGTAGGTTGACTAGATAATTTTTGATCTAAAAAATGATGTAAAGATTGTTCTAGATAGTTGTCTAAAACATATACTTTATCTAAAGGTAATTTATCAATATGAAAAGGTTTGTCAACCTTAACTATTTCTAAAGAACTCATCAATCGATAAATGCTTGTTGTGGTGTTGGTATCTGAGTGCTATAATATTCAAAATCTTTTAACACATCTTCTCTAGTAGAATTAATTTCATTAGCAACATTCACATAAACATTCCAAACTGCATCATAGTATTCTAACACTCTTCTTGCATCTGATCTTAATGGGTGATTCGAACCCTCTCGACTAGAAGCTAACACATCTAATATGTCGGTGAATCCATAAGACTCACATTGCTGATACACATAATCTTTACACATGTTGTTTAGATTTTGTGAATATTGATTGTTTAGATTTACATTATCTGGTGGTGCAGAATTATCGATATATGTTTCTATCGCATCTAACTCTATTTCATTTAGATTTATTTTTGTTTGATCATCAAAACATTTATTGTCTTCCCAATTGACAATTTTAACTTCGATATCGTCATAGACTACTACATCATACTCGAAACCTAAATCAGGCTTATCAGTATTATTGAACGAGTATTCTAGTCCGTTCGGTTTTCTAATAGTTAGATTACCGTTTTCATCGTATATAAACATATTCATAATAACTCCATTATAACTTAATTGTTGTGTTTATTCAATAGTCTTTCGTAAATATTTAGGTGTTGTATTTCAGATGTATCCATATCATCAATCCAAGGTCCGCCTCGTGTATAATGTATGGCTAAAGGTCGCCACACCTTATCTGTGTATGCATGTCCTTCTGTATAAACAAACCATTCTGGTATTTCTGATATTGCATCTGTCCATTCAAACTGATGTAGATATTTACCTGATTGTGTATTCACTACTTCTGGTGTAAGTTTTTTACAGTCTTCATGACCATTATTAAATATCATAAGCGAGGACCAAAGTTTCTTCGGATAAGAAACATTCTTTTCACCATTGAATTTTGTTTCTGCATACTTATCAAAATCATATTGTATACATGCAACTGCATCATCAGGATTTAAAAAGTAAAACATAGGTAAGATACTTTTTTCAAAAAGTATATCATCGTCTAAAAAGATACTAAATCCTTCATAGTTTTCTAGATAAGGTATTAGAAATCTACTGTATGTAAATTCAGTAGATTGATTTGCGTAGTCTCTAGTATATTCTGGTATCTTTGATATGTCAAGAAACTTAATCTCTGGTCTCCATTTTGACATAGAAGCATTGATATCACCACCACCAAAACCAAAATCTATACCTTGTGCGAGACATTTTTTACATAATTCTGCAAGACTACTATGTCTAGAATCATAACCAATGTAAATGTTTAAAGGTTTATCTTTACATAGTTTAGAAACCTTTCTATTGAACTCGTATACGCTTTCTCTAAACTGTGTTTGAACAGATGCTTCACAAGATATTTCTATATAACCATCGTGATAATTAAAAGATATGTTTTTATGCCCTTTCTTAGTAAATTCATTTTCTCTAACATCTTCTATGAGTTGTTCTATTGTATACTCTGGACCAGGTAATACATCATGTTTGTCCCATATCCACATAGATAATGTAGGGTCATCTAGTATTTCGAAGACACCCGATCTTACAGAACCAGGGTGTATTGCAAGTCTATACTTGTTATCATGTCCTTCGTTTATACAACCTTGAATAGGATTCCATAAACCCTCTTTTCTTATACTATCTATTAACCAGTGTGCTTTTGCAGAATGATAGTAAGATGAATTTAATGCATCTTTCTTTACACCCTCATATTCATAATCTACTTCACTAAAGTCACAATAATTTCCTATTGGTTCATATACATCGTTTACATTTTTAAAATCCATACCTGATTTTCCAGGTTCTGGATTCTCAGGTTTTTCTGTATACCCATGTGGCAAAAAGTATTGATAAGTAAAAGATTGAGATTGCAGTTGATTCCATGGATGAAGTTTATCATCTTTTATGAGTTGTGCAATCTCACCCCATGTTGTTTTTTTAAGTGTGATACCTAAATGATTAATCAACCATTTAAGAGATTTATAAGTTTCAAGATCTTCATAAGGTTCGGTTAGTTCAAAACCACCTAAATGATAATACTCGTTTTTAGCAGGTAATTCACCTGAAAAATGTTGTTTAGTTTCTTCTAAAGTTTTTGATTTCATAATATAATTTCATAATATTTATCCAGTTATAGGAGTGCCTGGCCACTGTTGACTCAATGCACCATCCCAACGAATTACAGGCGTTCTACCTTGTCTTGCGTATGTAGACGGACTTCTATGTTGATAGATGATAGGTGTTCGACCTTGTCTAGCATATGTAGATGGACTTCTATGTTGATAAGTTAGAGGTGATCTATGTTGATAAGTCAACGGCGATCTATGTTGATATGTTCCTGGTTGTCTAGCATCTCTGATATTAGGTTCTTGTTGTGAAGATGCAACTTGATAAATCAACGGTTGTCTAGCATCACGAATGTTTGGTTCTTGATTATTTCTAATAAACGGATTTTGCCTATTTGCAATAACAGGTTGTTGCTGGTCACGAATGTTTGGTTGTTGTGCATTCGAAGCCACTTGATATATCAATGGTTGTCTTGAATCTCTAATGTTAGGTTCTTGACCATTTCTTATAAAAGGATTCTGCCTATTCGCAATAACAGGTTGTTGTTGGTCACGAATGTTTGGTTGTTGACCATTTGATGCAACTTGATAAATCAATGGTTGCCTTGCATCACGAATATTAGGTTCTTGCTGATCTCTAATGACAGGTTGTTGATTGTTTCTGATATTAGGCTCTTGAGCATTTCTAATATTAGGTTCTTGTTGTGAAGATGCAACTTGATAAATCAACGGTTGTCTAGCATCTCTAATATTAGGTTCCTGTTGGTCTCTAATTACAGGTTGCTGATTATTTCTGATATTCGGTTCTTGCGCTGAACGAATATTAGGTTCTTGTTGTGAAGATGCAACTTGATATATGAGAGGTTGTCTAGCGTCTCTGATATTAGGTTCCTGTTGGTCTCTAATAAACGGATTCTGTCTATTTCTAATATTAGGTTCTTGTGCGTTTCTAATATTTGGTTCTTGTTGAGACGATGCGACCTGATAAATTAGTGGTTGTCTTGCATCACGAATATTAGGTTCTTGTTGGTCTCTGATAACAGGTTGTTGATTGTTTCTAATAAACGGATTCTGTCTATTTCTAATATTAGGCTCTTGACCACTAGATGCGACTTGATAAATCAATGGTTGTCTAGCATCTCTAATGTTCGGTTCTTGTTGTGAAGATGCAACTTGATAAATCAATGGTTGTCTAGCATCACGAATATTAGGTTCTTGTTGGTCTCTAATTACAGGTTGTTGGTTTGCTCTGATATTAGGCTCTTGAGCAGACCTAATATTTGGTTCTTGAGCAGACCTAGGGTCTTGGTATATAAAAGGTGACCTGTGATTATATGTAAACGGATTTTGATATCCCACTGGATTTCTGTAAGTAAATGGTGACCTGTGATTGTATGTAAATGGGTTCTGATATCCTACAGGGTTTCTATATGTGAATGGTGACCTATGATTATATGTAAATGGGTTCTGATACGACACAGGGTTTCTATATGTAAACGGTGATCTGTGATTGTAAGTCGAAGGCGACCTATGGTTATATGTAAATGGCACCCTATGATTGTA